TCTGGAAGTTGCCAAAGTACATGGTATAGTCGGGCACATAAGACGAGAAGATAACCGGGAAGCCCATCAAAAGTTTTTGTTGTCCATCGACGTTGACCACAGGGTATTTGGCGTCATCGCGGAGAATCATGATCTTGGTCCAGAAGGTTTTATGATTCATCAAGAACTTCGCTCCAGGAGCATAAGACCCCTCAAGGTATCCGATCAGCTCCATCAGTTCAGCCGCGGTCGGAGTGTCGGAGGATGTCCACTGCACCCCATTAGTGGTGTCCGTCCACGAGGTATAGGCTTGCTCAATTCCGCAGGGCTGGGTGGTTCCATTGCCGGTGACTAGATAGTTTTCTATCAGCCGACCGATGTCTCCGCCCAGGGTGTTGACCAGGAACTGCTCAAACTCAGCAACGCCCATCTTTTGCACGATCTTAGACACCCTGGCAAGTTTGGCAATCTCATAACCGCCAAGAGTTACAGCTGTGGTGGTATCATCAGCAGCGGTGATCAGTGCATTTTCTGTGTGAATTGCCGCAGCCGCACGAGTTCCCTCAACAGCCATGGTAAAGTTGCCCGGAACGCGATACAGGCTGATCTCGTCCAGCAGAGGCGCAGTCTGTTTCATTTTCTCCAGGAATAGACCAGAGGTTATGGTCGGGATAGCTCCCAGTGCGGTTGCGGAAGCCCAGTTTTCGTTAGCTCTTTTTTCAACATCAGTCAGTGCATTTTGTAAGCCCTTCAACCAGTAGGTGCGATATTCTTTCGATGCCAGTACATCGTCTTGAGTCATGTTCTCCATTTTAGTCTCCTTCCTCACTTCAAGTATTTGGGGTCTCACGATACCACTCTGTATGTCCAGCGCGGTCTGTTTGCGCTGTTGCAAGTCCTCCAATTCCCCTTTACGGGTCAGCAGTTCTGCCTTTTCTGCGGCTGCTTTGTTGACCGCATCGGCGTCCGTTGCCGCCCGAACCTGCTCATCCAACTCCGCTAACCTGGCGGCTATCTGTTCCATGGTCATATCTTCGATATTCATTAGACACCTCCGTAATAATATTTTACTTTTGCCAGTTCCAGCTGCGCCCGCGCCTCCGCGCGTTCCCTCTCGGCCTCCGCCTCGAAGTATGACCTGGCTGATACCGACGTGGATTCGTACACGGGAAAAGTCACAACCGAAACGTCATACAAACGACCGATCTTCTCAATCGTCCGCAGTCTGGTTTCTTTGTTGTAACTATCCTGCGTCACTGTAAATGCGAACGACATTTTGTCGAAAACGCCATTTCTAATGTCCTCGCGCAATGCGGGGCCAATTGAACTTTTGGACAGGTCGGCGTCCATAAAGACTTCAGAAGATCGCACGTCCAAAGTTAAAGTACCGTTTTTCGTTCGCGCCGCCGGTGTACCGTTATGGTTCACAACCAGCACGACGTCCCGCATATTTGCTTCGTCAAAAGCTCTGGCGTCGATCTGCTCATAATACTTGACCCCGTCCCATTCATACAGGACGGTCGGAGTATTAAAAACGACCGGTATCCCGGTCACTCGCATTTCGTTTTCGTCGGTCTGAAAATCAAATGATCTGTACTCACGGTCCTTACTTATCATCTTCGTCTGCCTCCTTTTCGGGTTCATCCTCTGTCATCTGCGGATTCTGCCAACTCATCGGCTTGTTGCCCCACGGTACTGGAGCCAGATTGAGAACCTCCCGGACTTCATTCGGCGTCATGATCGCCCGGTCTACAAAGCTTGTCAGTGCCAGCTTGTTGGCGGTACTCATGTACTGCATCCGGTTAGACTCAAATATGATCTCGTTCACGAAGCCGCGCTCCCGGGCGGAGAAGATTTTATTGGTCAGCTCTAACCCTAATGCAACTAACACCGGCTCGATCTTGGCCTCATAAAAGGCGTCCCACGCATCTCCAACCAGTTTTGATAAGATAGCGTCCTCATTTACTCCGAAATAGCGGTAGATGTTTAGCCGCAAGTCCTCCACCGTTTTGTAGTTGGCGATTACCGGCTGGAGGCTCAACGGAGTAAATTCCTGACTGCTGTCCAGGCTGGCGATCCCGCTGCCGTTGGCTATGGTCAAATAGTCGCTGACAAATTGGTCTTTGTTTCGCTTGACATCTTCCGGAGATAGCATGGCTTTGGTGCTTTTCAGTATGCCGCGCAGATTGGCGGTACTTTTGATGGCGTTGGCCATGCCGTCGTTGGTCGTGTTCAGCAGGTCCAGGCTGGTCAGTATGGCGGTGTTGCTGTCGCCCCAGATATCCGATTTGTTATAGTCCTTACGTAGGACGGCCAAGTCCTCCCAGGGATGCACCATCACTATCCCGGTCGGAAAGCTAAATTTGATATATAGGCCGCCCTGTACTTCAAGTGCCTCCATCTGGGCACTGGGCATGGGATATAACCCGGTACATCGGCCCAGGTCATCCCGCATTATGTAGATAAAGACGGTATTGTTGATCTCCAGCAGCGTCCGCACCTTGTACAAAAAGTCCTTGCCATTCATATAGATGTTCGGCCGGTACTGGATCATGCGCTGGAGTCGCTTGTCACCCGGCAGGCCGTCCCGCAGGACTTTAACATTGGCCTTACTGGTATGCTCGGCCAGGGTACGGATGCAGGACCGGACAGTCTCGTTGGCATAAATGTCCGAACCGAAAGAGGTAAATACTGATCGGTAGCTGCCAATTTCCTGCCACATGGAGGTGACGTAATTTTTTAACCCGCCGAATATGGATTTAATCGCATTTCTAAAGTCCACTTAATCACCTCACATATCTCAAATATTCATCCTCTTTATCGCAATAGCCGACCCAGGCATTGAGCAGGCTGACCATGCCGTCTATCCGTTTAGTTGCTCCGGTCTTAACCGGCTGGATACTTTCTATACCATCTCGGTTCAGCGTCTTTTTCCCGGTGTTCAAAAGGCACCAACGCAGCATCGGGTTATTCTGATAGACCACTTTATGATCCGCCAGGGCTGCGCCCATGCGTTTCATTGGATAACTCCAGGTAATCGGGCCTTGTGGCGTTTTAACCATCTCAAATCCGTAGTCCCGCATCTCCTCTTGCCAGTAACCAGCCAGGGCACGGTCGTAGTATATCCACAGGGGCCGGATATCGTACTGCTCGACCATCTCTATAAACCACTGGGTAACGGCCCGGTAATCTACTGCCGCTCCCTCGCAGATGTGCAACCAGCCTTGCTCGGCCCATAGCTTGTATGGAGCTTCCCGCTTGTTGTTCGCCTCCACATCGTCCACCCGCGACTGTGGCAAAAAGTATTTTTGCAGGACGTAGTAATTTTCATCACCCGGTTTTTTAATCAGCAAGCTGGCGCAGGTTAGGTCGGTTGTACTGGATAGATCGCACCCGCCGATGGCATAGGACTTTTTCAAGTAGTCCATCGGGGCCTCTTGCTCATTGACCGCCGCCTCGTAGGTTAGCCAGGCTGTGGCCGTATTCTCCGGGATATTAAAATCTTTAGTCAAAACTGTCGGTAAAAACGACGGATCCCGCTTGGCCTTCTCAACGTTATCGGTCAGCGTGGCTAGGGATTTGATCTTGCCCAGGCCGGGATTTGCTTTTGCCCAGCAGTCCGGCTTGTCCCACTCGTCACGACTGTCCAGCTCGTATATCAGCGGCAGCAGTCGGTAATCATGAAATCCGTCCTCCCATAGCGCAACCTTTGAGCAGTAATCATACTTGCTGTCAAAGAACATTTCCCGGATATAGCCGTTGGTACTGATCAGCCAGGCTAAAGGTTGTTCCCTGGCCGCCTGCGACTGCACCATCACGTCATAAACCTTGGAGTCCCGCGCCTCATGAAACTCGTCCAGGCTGAAGAAATGGGCGTTAAGTCCGTCCATGGTCTTTGTGTCGGCGGCCAGCGCCTTTATGCTGGAGAATGTACCAGGGTGATAGATATCGCTCTGCCGCTTTTTCGTCTCAGACCGCAAGGCAGGAGACTGCGCCCTCATGTTCACCACTTCGTTAAATATCAGTTTGCTCTGGTCGAGTTTATTGGCGGTGCAATAGACTTCTGCTCCAGACTCACCGTCGGCGATCATGGAGTACAACTCCACCGCAGCAGTCTCGGAGGACTTACCGCACTTGCGACCTCGAATATCCACAACCTCGCGGAATCGTCGCTTGCCGGTTTCTTTTTCAATCCACCCATAAACCATCTGTAGTTTTGCCTTTTGGAACAGCTCCAGCTTGAACGGTTGCCGGCCCCACTTACCCTTCGAGTGCTTACAAAAGAATTCGATAAAATCAATGGGCCGCTGGCCCTCATCCTCATCAAAGTAAAACGGGAAGTCCCCCTGGTCCATCCAGGCGACCTCCCGCTCATATACCGCTTTTATTTTGCTGCCGACTATCTCATCACCG